GATTTCATCCATTACATACCAAACCTTGAGTAGTATCCTTGACCTGTTTTAGCAGTAAGTAAACTTCTTCTGCCTTTACCACCTGATCTTCTTGATCTTCGTAAAGCAGCCATGCTTTTCATTTTAGGATCATCAAAGATATTTTCGCCTTGGCGATCTAACTGACCTTCAGTTACTGTTTGGTCAGACGGAGCCATATCAATAGCCGTTTCCAAAGACTCTTCTTTGGCTTCTTTAAGATCGGCTTGGGCTGTTTCTTTTGCAGCTTCGGCTTCCGCTTTGTTTTTTTCAAGTTGCTCATCTATCTTCGGGTCTCTTCTTCTGCCACACATTATTAGCTCCTAGTTTTTTTATCCATATGCACATAATTTAAAAAACATCAACGCACAATTACATACGCGCCCAAAATCCTTGCCTTCTTTGCTTTGGCTTATGCTTAGAAAACAAGTCAAAATTTCTATTTGCAACTACAGCTTTTGCAGGTTTCTGATTATTTAACAAGGCTCTACCTTCACCAGCGCCTAGCATCATATATTGTAATGCATCGTGAATATGAGAAAACATATTCTTATCGGGTTTATCTGCATAACGTTCACCAGATACTTCCATTCGTCTATACTGATACCCACCTTCAAAACCCTTAATAAGTTGTTGGCATCTTCCATCAATTAAAAATGCTGGCTTGCCCTCGACCATCTTAGTTAGCTGGGAAGACACAGCTTCCAATCGAAGATCTACAGAGTTCGAAGGGGCTGGGAATGCCCTCAAACCAGCACCACGCAGAATATGGAAAGGGGTACTTTCGTCCGTCTGCGCTCTAAAATCCCCAGCAGGATCGCCATATATAAATACCTCAGATGCTTGGGAAAATCGGGAGGATATTTCCTCACGCAACACCTCGGCAAATCTAACAATCCCCATATCAAAGGCTACTATTTCAGACTGCACAAGCCAGCGGCCTCTGATCTTTTGTCCAAGAGTGGCTGCTGGAGTTAACCCAAAATCCAAACCAACGTATAGCGGTAGGCTTGCAGCTACTGCTATTTCTTCTTTGGCTATGTGTACTTCTGCAGCGAACATTGGATATATAGGCTTTCCATCTTGGATACTTCCCAATCTATTCATAACATACACATCAATCCAGCTTTTTGTTTTACCTGTTATTAAATTAGGGTAATAGCCTTTTAACATATGACTTATGTTTTCAGAGTCCTTATTAGGTTTGTAATTTACAACTTCACCATCTTCGTTCCTTACTTCTAGCATTCCAGACGGTTGTTTAAAGAACTGCCAGTTATCAGGCTTAACTAACATTCGTGCTTGTTCTCTAGGAATATGATCAGGAACAGGAACTTCACCTGACATAATAGGCCACCAGTGATCTTCTTCAGGGGCATTAGTATCACATATTACCCCTGACCAACTCGGCCCACCTTCACGCATAGAAGGAAATCGACCAACACGCATTGTACACGCATCGATGATAGACTTCGGAACTTCTCTAGCTTCGTTAACCCAGACGCCAGTTAACTCAAGTGATAAAAGTTTTTTGACATCTTCAGGTCTGTCTAATGCTAAGAAGATAACCTCAAGCTCTAGGTCATTCTTTTTAATGTTATGAGTATAGGGAACTGACCAAGTAAACTTTCCCCATGTTTCTTCGGGAAACCAATCAAGCCAAGTCTTTATAGTAGTTGTTCGAAGCTGTGGGTTTGTATTACGAATAATTGCCCATCGGCTTCTTCGAATACCTTTATCGTTTTTCTTTTGCATTAAGGCTCTGCGAAAAACCTCAACACAACAACCAACAGATTTACCCGAACCTACTGGCCCTCGAATGCCACGAAAGAAAGTATCATCTTTCATAAAAGCCTTTAGCACATCGCCATCAGGCTTATACTTAAACTCAGTCATCTAAGACCTTTATCTACTCCAGCCTTGATCATACACTCTGCCACATCAGGACCAATATTATCAATAACATTGTCCAGCATGTAATTCGTAACGTAACTAGCACCGTGTTTTTCATCAAAGTGTTTAAAGTGTACCTTCTTAACTATCCCTCGAAGCATAGTAAGCTCTTCAGGCTTTAACGTATTTACAAAGCTCATGAAAGAACCTTTATAGTATATACCCCATCATAAGAAACATGAGACTCAAAAGGTATTCTTAGATCTCTAAATGACTCAATAAGTTCTATAAATCTATAAATAGATGCACACTCAATCATTGTTCCCAAGCCTCGTTAACTTCAGGCGTAGAAGGATCATCAGCTTTTAAAGTACCGTCTTTATTTCTTGCACGTTTCTTTTTAGGCTTAACAACAAGATCTACCCACTCTAGTCTTCGAGACTCAGATGTTCTTGTTGCACCCGACCAAGTTCTTCCAGCAAGCTCATGAGTATCACCATCATAAGCTTCACTACTATTTGCTATTACCCAAGGCATTACTTAGAATCCATAATTTTCTTTTGTAGATCCTTTGGCAAAGACTTTTGTTTTTTAGTTAACAAACTCTTTTTCTTTTTCTTAGGTCTTCCAACTTGTGAACCGTAGGTTCCTTTTCCCATAGGCATGTCTTTATCCTTTCCTATATGGTTTTACTTTCTTAGCAATCTTTTTCGGTTGAGCCACAAACTGCTTACCCTTTGCCTTACCCTCTCGTTTAGCTCTGGTTGTAGCTGCATATTCAGCATCACTAAGAGAAGCAATAGCTGCGCTAGGTAAGTACCGTTCACCTGTCTCACTAGACTTTTTGCCAGACTTGGTTCGCCACTTTTGTTTGCCCCAGTTGAGTAATGATCTCTGTGACTTCTTCACTTTATTTCAAGAGCCTTTCTTAAATCATTAATTATTCTATTAAATTTACTACCAGCTCTTTTTGTATCTACTTCGTTTTGTAGTCTCATTATTGTTTTTTTTGTAAGAGCAATATCTTCAGGTGTAATTGCTAACTTTTTTTTCTTTTTAAATAGTGATGCCATTATCTATAACCTCCGCCTTTAGCTTTATATTGTTTAGCAAGTAACTGCGCCTTTCGAGCAGACCACTGACCAGCAGCCGTACCTTGTACAGCCCTTGCTTTAATTCTTTGAAACAAAGTCTTTCTCATCTTAGGCTTTGTATAATTACCTGCTGCATTAACCGCCATCTTTAGTCTTCTCAAATATTAATTGTTGAACTCTTACCAACTCACTCGTTAGCTTTTTATAAATAGGATTCTTCATCATTTTATTTTCTCTTGCATCGAGAAGTGTATTCATAACTCCACCAGTAACTCTCTTTAAAAGACTCTTACCTTCATATCCAAACCTATCGCCATCAGCACCAGCTTGTTCAGCAACACCAATGCCAGACGCATCTTCCATAACCTTAATACGTTTCTTTAACGTAGAAGCCTGTTTTCTTAAATCAGATACACTTTCTGCCATCACCACTTCACCTTATGCGACCAATACCTAGCACTTAACTTACTAGGATTACTATCCTGTGCGTTATGCCTAGCGTAATAACTTTTCTTTCTTGCCTTGTCCTTTGCAGACTTAGGATTCTTTCCAGCACCCGACACTCCTTGTTGACCAAATCTAATTGTCTGTATCTTATTACCATCTTTAGCCACAACAACGTGACTCTTCGTAGGATGACTAGGAGTTCGCTTGGGCTTGTTAACACCACTAACGCCAACCCTCTTCAATAAACTCTGAACTTTATCTGGACTAGGTAAACTCATATTCGACCCTTAACATATAAAAATATTTTTTGCATCGTACTTTTTAGAAAAAAATGTTTGTGGTAGATCACTAGCAAGTTTTGGGTGATAAGTTTTGGCCCCCCCCTATTGTTGCGATCCGAATCTGTGTAGCACTTACGCAGGAACTGTATCTGACGTAGCGTGATGTCCCGAAGGGCATATAGCTACTCAGCATAATGTGTGCGGTAGCACTCCGTATACCATCAGCCAAGGTCTATGCTCACTGTAATATCTCCAGCTACCTGTACCTGCGCTCTATCTATTGGCTTGAACCCTGCTCGATCCAGTATATCCTTGGCTGCTTCCAACTGTACATGCTCTGATCTAGCACCTTGAGCCAACGTCATTACCTTCGATGCTGCCATCGTA